GCATCATCGATGATTGAAGCTGCTGTGAACCTACCATCTTCTGAACCTTTACCTTTAGTATTNGCTGTTGCNATTACATTGAAACCTTCAGCAGGCTCTACGATTTCGCCAGTCTTTTTGACTAGGACTGGTTTGCCTTCAAGGATTCCTTGTAAGCACATAATTTTGTTTGTTGCTCTATCGATCTCATCAAGTAAGAGGATAGCTCCATTCTCCATTGCTTTAAGAACTGGACCTTTAGAGAAAACTGTTTCTCCATCGATAAGTCTAAAGCCACCAAGTAAATCATCTTCATCTGTTTCAGGATTGATTTGAACTCTGATAAACTCTTTGCCTACTTTAGCGCAAGCTTGTTCTACCATGAATGTTTTACCATTGCCTGAAAGACCAGAGATATATGTTGGGTAGAACATATTTGACTTAACAATCTTTACGATGTCAGTGTATGCTCCCCATGGAATAAAAGTACTGTCTGCTTTTGCGAAGGTTTTTTCTTCGTTTACTATTGACTGCATTTGAGCTGCAGATTGTGGCATTTTAACCACGCTGTTAGATAGCATTGTTTCTCTTAATGGTTCAATAAGTCCAGCCAAATCGTATGTACCAATTTTGACTCTGTTATCTTTTTGCATTAAAGGGTCCCAATCTTTACCTGTGTAACCGAATGATTTTCCAATCTCGACGATTATGTTTTTTCTGAACTGAGTACTATCAGGGTATCTGGTAGCAAGTTCTTTGAGAATTATCTGGGTAGATTTTTTCACGTTATTCATAATATAGTTTCTCCTTATCGTTTATATATGTATATTATACCATAGTCTGGCGTAAATGTAAAGGATTATTTTCACTTTGAGGTGAAATAATTTGCAGAATAGTGTTGTTCATTCTGCGACGGCCTTTCCGAAGTTAGTTAATAATGTTTTGTTAAGCTTTTTAGACTTACTGTATTTCTTAAATGCTGACGTTAATTGACCTTTCGAAGCGTCTTCATTAACTTCGAATTCAGTAGCGTCAGTAGCTAATGCGCCTTTCCAAGATTTAACAATGTATAATTCATTGTATCCAAGCTCGTTTCTAAACGTAACACATTTGTTTTTTGAATATTCTCTGTTGTACTTTTTCATACCTTCTCCCCAATATGCTTCATCATCGCAGTCAGAGATTTTGTATTTAAAGTTATGACCATTGTCAGCTAAGAAGAATCCGATTGTAGTAAGACCAAACTGTTTTTGTAAGTTTTCTAGTAGTCCTTTAGTTCCTTCTCTTCTTGTGTCTTTTAGCTTGACGTTTTTTCCCATAATGTTTATTATAGCTCCGCCATATCTGCCTGAATTAGTTCTTTCGATTTTTAGGTCTCTGTCTTTAGCAATTCTTAGTCCGTTTGCATCACCATCAGATATCACGACGAGGTTCATATTGTCGACGTTATTAGCCCTTTTGAATCTATCAATCATCTTGTGACTGTGTATCAGAGCCTCATTCAGTGGGGTAGAACCATACTCTTCGTTTTGACTGATAACCATTCTTTCTCTATTAGTCCAGTCATCTTTACAGAATTCCATTCTTACATATAGTGATTGTAATGCTTCGTCATAATCTTTCTTTTTAAGAGTTGAAGTAATAAGCTGAGGTAGTGATAATCCACCATGGTCAACTTCTGAATCCATTGGAAGTATATATCTCTCTCCATTCCATCCGCCACCTAAAGCTTTGTTTTGATTTGTAAAACCATAAACATCAAAAGGTATATTAACTGTTTTACAGAACACTATGCAATGGATAAGCTGCTCTAAAACATCTCCCATAATATCATTCATTGAACCTGAAAAATCAATCAACATAAACATGCCATGATTTTTAGCATCTGCAAGTTTTGTTACTCTGCTAAAGATATCATCGTTAGTTTTGTAAGACCATAATCTGTTAACATCGATAGAACCAGTTTTTGCTGTTTGAGCTCTTGAATATCTATATCCAGCTTTTCTCATTTCGAATTCTTTAACTGCAAAATTAACATTCTTTTTAACATCTTTAATGTATGACTTATAGTTATTAAGTACTTCGTCATAGTTAAGAGCTTGTGGTCTTTTGTCGTACCAATAGTCATCTTTATCCATTTTAACGACATCATTTAACCAATCCATGTTTTCAGCAATTCTTGCTTTTCTTTCTGCAGATAGTTGTGCGTAAGGTATAACAATCTTATCAGCAACTTTTTTATTGAATTCGTTGCCAACCATAATTTGACCGCCTTGCTCATCAGTATCTAAAAGAGTATGTTCTTTTCTTCTGAAGTTTTCATCTGTTTCAGATATATCTTCTTCTACTTTACCNTTACCTTCTGCTTCTGCATCTTCGTCGACTTCTTTATCTTCAGTTATTTGTTGTGAATCGTTGTTTTTTTGTTTTGATTCAGCTTGAGCTTGTTCTTCATCTTCTGAACTTTGCATATCGTCATGACCCATTTGAGGCTGTTGGTCTTGCTCTTCTTCTTCGCCATCTTCCGGTAAATCGATTTCTGGCATTTGAGGTTGTAATAACTCTTCTTGGTTATCTTTAGTATACTGTAATATATCTCTTACAAGATTAGTTACATCTTCAAACGTTACTGTTTTCATAGCTCTATCCATGTACACTTGCTCCTCATCAGAAAAAGGTACATTAAGTAGATTCCCTACTTTAGCATTCAAATTGATTTTATCAATCAACTTTACTTTATCCCACTCGAGGGACTGAGTTTCACCGAAGAAACCATCATCAAATAGTTTCTTATATCCTCTTTGCATAGGACCTACTAAACCAACGTATGCTTCTTTTATATGTCTTTCGATACGAGCATCTTCAACAACATTAATATAAGAACGAGGACAGCCTTCTAGCTTTTCAGGGCTATCATGCCAACCTTCGAATGGTGTAAATAATGCATGACCAACTTCATGGCCAATAAGTAAATCACTTACGTCTTTACCCATGTCTTTCCACATAGGTAATCCAAGTACTCTGTTTTTAATGTCAAACCAGGCTGTTTGGTAATTACCGTATTGCACAGTAATGTTTTCTCTAGCCATTAGTTTTGCGAGGGTGCTTTTGTGTTTAATCATTGAGGTTCCTTATCTTTTTGATTTAATATGTATATTATACCATAGTTCTCTGCAAATGTAAACGACTTTGGTGAAAATAATTTTTAAAAGGTGTTAAGAGTGCTAATTATTTTCACTTAAGGTGGAGCTGGCTGGATTCGAACCAGCAACTTGCCTAACTAAGAGGCTGTTCAATACCGTATGAACTACAGCTCCGATGACTTATTTAATCTTAGAAAAGTTGCGTTCTTTAAAGAACTCTATCTTACTTCTAAATTTGTTCTCTAATACATCGCCTTTGTGCGATATAATAAATACATTGCTTCCGTCTTCGAGAGTATCAAGTATCCTTGTGAGATTATCGATACCATCAATATCTAAACTTGAATCGAATGTTTCATCCAATATGAGTAGATTTGATGCTGCGCTATTTTTCATTTTAGCTATCTGTCTCCAGGTGAAAAGAAGAGATAAATCTATTCTTTGTTTCTCACCTTCTGAGAATGATGCATAATTAAATGAGTCACGATGCCTTGACCTTATAGTTTCATTGAAGTTTTCATCTAAATGGAACGATACAAAGAAATCAAGTATCTGTAAATACTGATTAATTAACCTGTTCATCACTGGTAAATATTGCTTAATAACTTTAGTTTTGATACCAGTGTCTTTTAGCATTTCTCCTATGACTTCATTATAAGTTCTTTCTTCTACATATTCAAGTTTCTTTTCAGTCGACTTATCTTTATTCTTTCTTAAGTCAGTCAAATCCTTTTTAGCTTTTGATACATCGCCAGTTTGACCTTGCAAGTTATCAATTTCCTTTTGGACTTTATTGACTTCTTTTTGAATTAAAGCAATTGCGTCGTTATTACTATTTATCTTTTGTTGTTTCTGACGGAGTGAATTTAAGCTATTTGATACTGCTTGTTGTTCAGTTTTCATTTCAGCTATATTCTTACTTAAGTCACCTTTTGCCTTTTGTATTTCTTGAGCTTTAGATTTAACTGATTCTATCTTTTGAGTTTTCAGTTCTTCGTCTATAGCCTGGTCACATGTTGGACAATTATCATTGTCTTCATAGAATCTGCTTTCTTCAACTAATCCTTTTATCTTATCATTAAATGACATGTCATAGGAATCTAGTTGAGACATTTTCTTTACGATTTCAGTACTGTGTTTTTCTTCAGCTGATATCGAAGCTGTAAGATTCTTTCCAAGAGTTTTACTTTCGTCAAATAGCTTATTAATATCTTCTTTGTGTATATCAATAGAATCTCTTTTGTTCTGTATTTGGTCATCATTCAACTCTTGCAAATCTTTGATATACTTACCTTGAGAGTCCATCTTAGTTTTAAAGATATCGATTTGATGATTGACATCAGTAAGTTCTTCTTTTATTTTAGAGTTTCTTTCCTTTAATAGCATATTCATCTTTGAAAAGATATTAATATCCAATAGGTCTTCTATAATATTTCTTCTTGACCATACTGGTAATTGCATGAATGGTATAAACGAAGATGAACCAAGTACAACTACCTGGTGAAAAGATTTATGATTAAGTTTTAAGATATTCTGTTCTAAGAACTTCTGATAATCTCTTGCATTAGATGCTTGATTAATAAGATTGCCGTTCTGATAGATTTCAAACTTACCTGGTTTGATTCCTCTTACAATCCTAAACTCATGACTTCCAATCATCATTTCAACTGTTACGATAGTACCTTTTTTATTGATACTATTAATCATTTGGTCTTTCTTTATATCTCTATGTGGCTTACCAAATAAACCAAACGAAAGAGCGTCAAGTAAAGTAGATTTACCTGCGCCATTTTGGCCAACAATTAATGTTGTAGGTGTTTTATCTAGTTGGATTTTGATAGGGTCACTACCGGTGGATAGGAAATTCTTCCATTCACATGATTTAAAATGTATCATACAACCTCTAGGTTCTGTGCTTCTGTATAAAGCTTTCTCAATTCAATTTTGATATGTTCTTTGTCTAAGTCAGTATCTACAGCTTCAACATATGAATCTAAAAGTTGATTAGTATCTTCAAGAGATATTTTCTCGTCTTCAACGCTTTCTCCTAGATACTCTTCAAAAGATTCTGCAATCTTAAGTTCATATGTTTCTATATTCTGTAATCTGTCAACAAATTTGTCAAACATATACAAGTCATTTTTATTTATAACAATCAGTTTAATGAAATGTTTCTCATATTGACTTACATCAACTTTGTCATAATCTACTTTAGCATCATCATATATAACCTTTTTAAATATGGTTATTGGGTTTCTTATTGCTTCGATTTCTCTTGTTTCAGTATCAAGTATATGAAAGTACTTAGGGTCATCAACATCAGCCCAGGTAAACTCCATTTGAGAACCAAGATAAGTTACGTTGCCTTGACTTGATTTAGTATGGAAATGCCCCGATAGAACCATTTCAAATCTTGAAAAGATATCTGCATTCATACCATGTGGATTAGGCATCCCTGCCATTAAATCGAATCCTTTCAATTCCAAATGAGCTCCTAATATTGGAGCTTTACAATTTAAAGCAAAGTCAACATACTCTTGATAGTTTGAGTTGTTAATCCAAGGTATAACTGCAACTCCAAGACCATCATAATCTAATACAGTTGGTTTCATTACGATATTTACGTTAGAAGTAAAATAGCCTAAGAGTTCTTTAAGGGAACATAGCTCATTAGTATTCTTAAAATAAACATCATGATTACCAGGAATGATATCCATAGTAATACCAGCATCACGCAAAGGCTCAAGAAAATGTTTACGATTTTGATTAAGAGCTTTGAAGTTAACGAACTTACGATGTTCATAATAGTCTCCTAAATGCAATATCTGTTTAATGTTATGTTCTTTTAGATAAGGAAAAAATACCTCTTCATAAAAGCGTTCTTGATAGTTTAAGAATATATCACTGCTGTTTCTGACACCACAATGTGTGTCATTCAAAATAGCTATTTTCATAGTGCTCTAGATGCAGCTGCTTGTTTTGCAAGTTTACTCATTTTTCTCTGAGTTCTTGCTATTCTTTTATGGGACTGTTTGATTATAAGCATTTGAGCCATTACTTCTTCTCTTCGCTCTTTTCTTATTTCAGCCTTTCTTGTTCTTTTTTTCATAAGACGTAAATGTCTTTGATTTTGTTTTGTACTTACTTTTTTCATTACATAAACAGCTCGAGTTTTTCTTTCTCTCGCTTCTTCTCCTCTTTTGCAAATTTCTTAATAGCGTCATCTTTAGTACGAATAGTACCAATCCTTTGTCTTAATGTATCAACATAAGCCATAGTTTGTTCAGCTCCTTCGCTATCCATACCCATTTGAACAAAATCTTCTATACCCATCTTCTCAATGAATTTGAATTTGATATCTTGTTGTTTCTTTTCTTTAGTTATTCTACGAATAAATGCAAAATAGCATATTTGTGTAAAGTAACTAAATGCATTAGGCTTTCCAGTTCTTGTAGCAGTTTCAATGTTATAGTTACCAATTGCTCTTAAGCAATTTTCAACAGCATCCATAACCATTTCTTCTCTATAAGTATATCGAACAAAGTTTGGTCTGTGAGACAATCCTTCAGATATTCTGATGAAACATCTTGCGATGTAATCTGGAACTGTAGGAACTTTCTTCTCTTTTTGTCGACAATCACGGGCTTTAATAGCATAATCCATGACTGCTTCAGAGAATTCTCGATTGTTAACGTAATGTGGTTTATCTTTTGGTTTGACCTTAGTCATAATATTTTCTCCATAATATACTATTATACCATACTTTGGTGTAAATGTAAAGGAATGATTTAAATTAAATTTATTTCACAAAAAGTGAAAATAAACCTTTACATTTGCCTGTTTTTATGGTATAATATATTAACACCCGGAGCGGTAGAGGATACTATATTAATGTAGTGTTCTCTTCTTATCCAGCTCATTGAGTGGTTCCTCATCAAATAGGTCATGACCAGCAGCAAGTCGGCTCTCGTATTCGTCTAAGAGTTCTTGGTCTGTTTTAGTCTGAACAGTTTGAATTGGTTTATCCATTTTAAGAGAGAAGTTCACATATGTTTCTTTTATAGACTCTGCTACAGGAACATGTTGTAAAATTGCGCTCTTAAAAACTTTAAATTGTTTTGCATCGCTGAAAGGAAACCAAGCTACAAACTGAACTCCACCTAACATACTAGGATTCAGTCTTACTGGTCTTTCAATTATAAAATTATCATCGTTCTTAATAGCAACGAGACCAATAATCTCTTCGCCATTCATTAGTTTAAAGTGTCTTATATTTAATGCTTCCATACTATATATTTATATCAAACATTTTGTAGTTAAACCGTTCTTTAGAATAGATTTTAATTCTTTCAGCTGCATGTTGTAGGGTATAATTTTTTTGATTCTTCCAGTGTAAGTCATCTGCTATATCATATATCTTTGTATCTTGACCATCTTCACTCTTCCTTAAACCTCGCCCGATTGATTGAAGGACTCTAATTTGACTTTTACTTGGTGAAGCAAATATAATATTGTGTAGATTCCGAATATTAATACCAGTAGAAAAAGTCCCAATACTTGCCACGATGATTGCATCGGTTTGTTTTTCAGTAATCTCACGGACTGACTCTCTTGTATCGACATCGGTTTCTCCTGATACGTAAAATAGTTTTCTATCTTTAGGCATCCTATCTTGCAGCAATGAATGTAAAGGTTTACCATGCTTATCAACATAATTAAAGAGTATCAATGTATTTCCTGTCTGGTCTAAAGCCAAGTTAGCTATAAAATTATTTCTCGGTTCGTACCTTACAATAAAATCTAACTCTTGCTGATATTTTTCCTTTACTATCTGCTTACAGTATTCTTCTTTATACTTTAATATAAGTATATTTATATCTAATTGACTTAAATCGTCATTATCCATTAATTCTTTTG